TTTGGTTCTTTATTAAATACTGACTTAGTACCTACAAAAAATTGTCCATTGTCAGGATTAATACCTGTAAATATAGCTGGTGCACCATCCCATTTTACAGAAACATTTTTAATTGTATTGTCTTCTCCTTTTAAATTTTTAATTAATTCATATAAGAAATTTTTAGCTTGATTAAAACCATCTTGTCCTTGGGTTAATACTAATTCTTCAAGGTGTGTTAAGTGTGTGTTTGCTTTTGTTTCTGTTAAAACTTCTACTAATTGTTCTTTCCACCAATCCTTAGAAAATACTGCTTCTTCATTCATATAGCCTTTTCTTTTTAATTTTTGTACTACTTCCTCATCCTTATTTTGTGATAACATAAGTTGAAGATCTCTATATTCTTGGGGATCTTTAATTTTATCTTTTACTTGAGAAAGTATATCATGTCCCCCATATTTTACTTCTCTAATAAATGAAGGGTCTTCAACTGTTAGATTTATATTAGGATATTTATCTTGTAAAGCAGCTACTGCTGTTCTGTTTTCTTCTGAATCATCAATAAAGTAAATTGTTTTATATCCTTTATTAATATGTTTTTCAATCCAATCTGCTTTATCTTGACCTGTTACTTTACCATCTACTTGCAATCCTAAAGGAACAACATAAGCAGCTAATCCTAATTCTTCTCTCATATATCGAGTAACTGGATGTCCTATAGAACGGGCTGTTAGTATGGTTGTTTTTACTTCTGGTCTACTTAATGAATCTTTTAATTTGTTTACAACCTTACTGTTTACAATAGCGTCTCCTATTTGTTTTTCAAATTCAGAAAAATCATATTCTATATCTAAACTACCTAATCTTGCTTCTAATTCTTTACTTTTTTCAGGAAATTTTGAAGCTGGTATTAATATTACTCTATTATAATCTCCATTTGGGCTAGTTATAGTTGTTTTAATATTAGCTTTTACTTGAGTTATTGTGTCATCAAAATCATAAGCGTGTAAAATTTTACCAGTTTCTGATTGATCATCTTCGCTCATATGAGCATGTGGATTTTTTTGTCTGTTATGGATTTGATTTTTTGTTCTAGGTATATCATCTTTAGGGCCATCAGGCATTCCTGCTTTCCATTCACTACCTCTCATATAATCTAAAACTTTATCTTCTGGATTATATAAATCTTCTTCTAAACCCGTTACTTCATAAGGTATATTTTTTTCTTTTAGAGCATTTTCCCAATTTTCATCGGAATAAGGTAATACTACTTTAATTGTATATCTAGCTAAATTTGTAACATCATTTTCAATTACTTCTTCCATTTCATCATACTGACTTATAGGCTCATAATCGGAATCATCTGAGGTATCTTTAAATGGAGTTATTTTATATTTAGTACGCAATTTATCTTTATCAAAAATAAAATAAGGTTGATCTCCTAACCATTGTGTAACATGTGAATCTAAACTACGAGTTAAACTTACAGGACCTCTTAATGTATCATCACCTAAAACTTGTGATAATTGTTGTGTAAAATGATATAAAACACCAAATTGAGGGCCTTCATTTAAATCTTCTTCTAAACCCGTTACTATACTCCAAGCTTGTTCTTTTTGTTCGTCTGATAAATGTTCTGGTAAAGAATATTGAAATAAAGCTTTATCATTCATTTTAATAAAACCCCTCATTTCAGTTCCTGATACGCCTCCTGCTTGTGGTGGGACTAATTTTGTTTCAAATGTAATTCCTCTAGGTTCAGCGAATTTACCTATGTTTGCATAACGTTGATCGCTTGAATCTTTTTCACCCATTCCTAAGTACACTGTTGATCCCTCTGGTGCGTCTTGTTCGATAAAATCGTAAACATCTCTTACTGGAGAAACTCCTGCTGGTCTAATTTCTAATCCTGAATCATTTTGTGTGTAAAGTTTCCATAATTTAAGAGACATAGCTTGAGTAATACCATCTCGTTCTTTTGGTCCAACAAAAATTATAGTAGTGTCTGCACCTGTGTTGGCTGATAACCATTTAGCCATATTGTAATGACCTGCGTGGGGTGGTTTGAATCCACCAGGTAAAAGTGCGATTTTTGACATTAATTGTACAGTTTATTATAAATATAAAACTCTATGAAAGAGCCATTCTCTTTTTCATTAATACAGAAGTAGTTAATTCTACTGCATTATGGAGTAATTTTGTAAAAGTTTCAAAACCTAATTCAGAGGGATCTTTATCACCCATTTCTATAAGATAAACTTGTTTTCCATAAGACATAAATGTCTCAGCATGATTAAAAGCATCTTTTAAAGCATCTTCATCTAATGCAAGATAAATTTTTTCTACATTACTTTTAATGATTTTTTTCATTAAGGTTGTAGATAATTTTTTTCCAAATAAGGGAATCGCATTACGTTTTATAGCCATAGCATCGAATGCACCTTCGCACAAAATCACGGGTAAATCCCAGTTTATATACATTTCAAACCCAATTATGTCCTTGGTACTGGAAGCCAACTTATGTTT